ATGCAAGTGTACACATTCAAAGACATGCGTATTACGGAGGCACAGCTCGAGCGTGTGCTGGAGTATGCGTATGCACGCATGCTGGAAGATAAACAGCTTAAGTCTCATGGACGGTCAAGACCAAGGACTGTCGAGCTACCCGACATATAGCATGGACGCTCACCTCGTACGCTACTTATGCACCTTAGTATAACTGCGTACGCTGAGGGCTTCTGCTCTTACTGTACACACTCATCATGCGGTAATGATTATGAGACAAGAAACTAACCATGAATTTTTCATGGACTGCTATAACGCAATGTATTTCAAGGACACTCCTCACTCTGAGGGCGGAGCCATACTCGTGGACAGCGAGGACGGACACGTAGCCATACATGGTGTGGAACCTGAAATGATTGTCCGAATGTTTAGAAACTTTGTTTGTTCTAAACACAACCATCTATTTGATCTTGATAAAGATAGTTATGCACTTGATTCCATCAAGGAAATAGCTGAAGGTATCCGTGCTTATTACGAGATAAAGAATGCTCCTGAAAGGAGAGAACTATTCAAGCCATGTAAGGACTAATGAATCAAGCAGCATTCGTAGCCTCTGTTTATGAAGTTGCATGGAAGTACAACAAGAACCTTGACGAAGCATCCTCTTTCCAAGAGGTGATTGACACTCTTATGCAAATGCAAAAGAAAGCAAAACAAATGAACTATTTAATATGTGCTTTCACTGAGACAGATATACCTACCCATAACGATTGCGATATCTAATCGCATGGACTACGCCTGACAGTCAATAAACCCTCCACCCGGAACAGGTATCCAACACACTCATCAGGCTCATGGCATCATTTCAAATGGCGTATGACACGCTCAAATCAGACTACACCCACTATTCGTATTACGAATCACCCGACCTCGAGGACGCAGCTTGGCACGCCAAGAACTTCTGCGATCACTATGGTCACAAGCTTGTAGACATTAAATACCTAGGAGATAAATATGACTCGTAAATACTTTCCCAATAATTGGAGGGCTATAGCTGATTCACCTGACGAGTTCTTTCCGAACTTAAGCTATGAGGAATTTGAGAATTGGAAGATACATGGCTACATGATCCCAGATTCAGTGGACTCAATGCTGAGAATCACTGACCCAAAGACTGGACGTATTACCGAAAAGATATACAGCTCACAGCATCACTGCCGTCAACGCATTAAAAAAGCGATCACGAACGGCGAAGAGTTTGTGCTGTGCACTAACGAGGGACTGTATCACCTCAAGCCAAATGACCTACCACTGGACTTTAATAACAAATGACTGAAAGACTTTTTATCAAACATTACAACAAATTGTTAAGCGAAATAGCTGTGCATCCAAATCACGATGAACTCCTTAACATTATGTCACAACAGCTATCTGACGACACTAACCGTGTAAAACGTCAAGTTTTCAAGAAAAATAAGTAGTCATTAATACTTACTTAACAATCTATTGTTATATTACTCTTGTTATCTCATTAACCCCCAACTTTTAATGGAGCTATTTTCAAACGGAAGTTTATACATAGGCATGGACAAAGAAAAGTTCTGTGACATTGATATACACCTCGGTAGATTCGTGTTACAGTACGAATGTGCCAACCCTATGAACTATGGACAGATCGAGCGATCCATTCAAGAGGACACTGACGGATAATCAAATGGACAAGCTGTTCCAGTGTATGGAAGAGTTTGTGAAGTTTGATCCTGAAATGCCTCTGCAACTCCAGCTCACTTTCTTATATATAGCCTCACATGATGGCTGCCATAAGCAAGCACTCGAGGAAGAGCTAGGTTATAGCAACGCTGCTGGTAGCAGGAACACTGACTACTTAGCACTACAACACCGTTACGGTAAAAAGGGTATGAACCTGATTAGCAAGGACAGAGATCCTGCTAATCGTAGGCGGTACTCTCTGACCTTGACGAAACAGGGACATGCCTTAGTTAAATCTCTTAAAAAGAAACTCTATGGCAAAACCGAATACGTCTTGGAAACAGTGCCGAGACTACACACTCATCAATCGCAGGGAGTGGCAGAATAGTGGACGCAAGTCTGCAATTCTTTACTCAGGTAAGTTTACCTTGTTTCACCCTCAGACTATTGACCCACACAAGATTACATATCGCATGATATTGGAGGATTGTCTGGAACTCAAGAACAGATATTCGTTTGCACATGCCTCACTTAATAGGTATGTATCATCAGTATCTACAATTCTTAGGTTTTGTCAAAAGTGTCAGATCTTGAGTCAGGACTGGACAGTCCCTAGATTCGAGAGATATCCAGAGGATGAAACTGCTTATGCCCGGGATGCGTTTACAGCAGAAGAAATCAACTTAATGATTAAGTACGCTAGAAGTATTCTGGCTAACGATGATTTAGGAGATATGATTCTGTTTGCTACGTTAACAGGGATGAGACAAGGAGAGATACTTAAGCTGACTAATGACAAGATAAATCTTGAGCATAAGTCGATTGAGATTATATTTCCTAAAGGTAAGAAGGGTAAATCCCGTTTTATAGGTATTCATGATTCATTGTTGCCTATTCTTACTAAGCGTATTGCTCTTAATCCATATGGACTTACGTTCGGAGAAGATTGGTTAAATGCTGATCAAATGCGAACATGGTTCAACAGATGTATTACAAAAGCATTACTCAAACCGGTTGGTGAAGGCAGTCCATGGAAATTTCACGGACTGAGACACACATGTGGCACCTTACTTGTTCAATCAGGTATGAACATCGTTGATGTTGCTACCCACTTGGGTCATAGTTCCACCCGAGTAACCGAAAGATACTTACATTCATTTGATAAGGATCTAAGCAAGAGAGCTAACTCAGTAGACTTTGCATATGTGTAATCTACCGCATCTACAAGGTTTGCAAAACACCACTTTTCTTTACGTATAGGTTATATGTTAAGTGCGTCTGTTACAATTATTTCGCCGAGATCCACTGGGAGTGTGGCGGAATTGGTAGACGCGCCGGACTTAAAATCTTACGAAATCTGAATACAGTGGTGTACCTAGATCTTGGCTGAATAGCTGAGATCTTTTTTATTGCAATGGTTTATAGATATATACACCTTTGCACAGTTTAAATAATGTAATCTACCGACTAATAAATGCTTAAGTCTGATCTAGAAAGACAGGCGAGTTTCGAGCGAAAACAGATAAAAGGTGGCTTAGAGAAGATCAGATCTGATACCAAGAAATTACTTGATAAAGATTACGGCTCTGCCACAGTTTTTGGCTCTGCAAGTATAGAAACTCTCCTACCGTATTTGATAAAGTATATAGACGAGAAGAAAGAGAAGCGAAAGATAGTAGCAAAAGGTGGGGCAGGACATTTAATAGAACTGCTACCATTCATCTTCGCAATTGATAGTGAATCGCAAGCAGCTATAACAGCCAAGCTTACATTCGATAAAGTATTTTCCCATCGCATAGAGAACTCAAAAGTAATTAAGGTTGCTGATGCTATAGGTGCAGCTTTAGAAGCTGAGAGTCAGATGAGGTACTACGAAAATACAACACCAGCATTATTCAAAACACTTAAGGATAATTACTGGCATCAAGCTAAGGGCACTCACTACAAGCAAAAGTCTATGAGTACGCTTATGAACAAGAGTGACATAGAACCATGGAAAACATGGACAGTACAGACACGGGCAAAAGTTGGGGTATGGTTCCTCGACTGCTTATGTGAATCATCTGGTTGGTTCGAGAGAAAGACTAAAGGATTTGCTAAAAGATCTGACCAATACATTGAACCAACACCAGCGTTCAATGAACAGAAAGAAGAGATAGTACGCCTAGCTGAATTGTTTAGCCCGATGAGTTGGCCGATGTTAATTGAGCCAAGAGATTGGAGCCCTGTTCATGAAGGTGGCTACTACCTAAATGAGTTAACTCAGTGCCATGAATTGGTACGAAGGGGGGTACCCCTACCTATACAGGGGGAAACTATTTATCAATTTATTAACTCAATTCAGAAGGTAAAATACCGACTGAATAATTTTACTTTGCAAATTGCAGAGGAATTATGTGAGAGACAAATTGAAGTAGGAAAGTTTCATCCCGTACTACATTATCCTGAACCTCCTAAGCCTGTAGATATTGAGACGAATGAGACAGCTAGGAAGGAATGGAAGAGAAGAACTAGAGACGCTAAGAACAAGAACGCTAACGAATGGAGAGTGAGTTGTAGAACTCGTATGATTATGAACGTAGCGAGAGAGTTTAAAGATAAAGACTTCTGGGTACCTTGGAGTTTTGACTACCGAGGTAGGGCATATCCCATCCCAGCATTCCTTACGATGCAATGTACTGACTACGGAAAGAGTCTGATTAGATTTTCTGAAGAAGCACCTATCACTGAAGATGGGGAAAGATGGCTTAGCTTCCAAGTAGCTACTACGTATGGTCTTGATAAAGCTACGCTAGACGAGAGACTAACGTGGACTAACCAAAACCACACACTCATCAAGCGAGTGGCTACTAATCCCTTAGATAATATCGGGGACTGGGAAGCAGCCGATGAACCTTGGCAGTTTTTAGCTGCATGTGAGGAGTACTACGCTGTTGTCTTAACTAAAACTAGGGCAACTACAGGATTACCCGTGGCAACCGATGCTACATGCTCAGGTCTACAGATCTTAGCAGGATTAGCACGAGATAAGTCCACAGCTTCACTGGTAAATGTTTTACCTAGTGATAAACCACAAGATGCTTATAAAGTAATTGCTGAGAAAAGTATTAAGAATATACCTGAAAGGTTACGTCCGTATTGGGATAGAAAATCCGTCAAAAGGACAGTTATGACAATACCTTACAATGCTAAACCTTTCAGCAATCGACAGTACATAAGAGAAGCATTTAAAGATAAAGATATTGAGGTTGAGAAAGAAGAACTAACTCAAATAGTTCAAGCAGTCCGGTCAGCCATGGAAGAGGTTGTCCCGGGACCAATGAAAGTTATGCGTTGGGTAGAGAGTGAAGTAGCTAGAGCTATTAAAGCTGGTGCTACTGAATTGATGTGGGTAACGCCTTCAGGTTTCCGTGTAACACAGAGACTTATGAAGATGGATACCAAAATCATTGAGCTAATGCTCTTAGGTAGATGCCGGATCAAGATAGCTGATGGTGAGAAAGGCGTAGACCTACGTCATCACAAGAACGCTACAGCTCCAAATCTTATTCACTCATTAGACGCTTCATTGCTACACATATCAGCTACTAAGTTCAATGCACCTATCAGTCTGATACATGACTCGGTATTGTGCAGAGCTACTGATATGACTATGTTATCCACTTTAGTTAGAGATACATACATGCACCTCTTTGCGGAGCATGACTTCCTTACGGACTTTGCCCAAGCTATTGGAGCTGAGTCTGAACCACCGATTATTGGAGATCTGAAACCAGAATCCGTAATTGAATCCACTTACTTTTTTTGTTAATGGCAAGAAACATACATATAACCCCACAGCCTGTAACTCTTAGTGGTTATCAAGCTGTACTGAAGCCAAGTAAATTTGGCTATTCACTGAAAGCAATTGTTGACAGTGACATAGTTAATGCACTTGAAGAAGAGAGAACTGACTGTCTCAAATGGGCAGAATCAAAACTCAAGAACCCAAAGAGATCAACTTTAAGACCTGAACCATGGGAAGAAGTTAGCGAAGGAAAATTCATCGTTAAGTTTTCATGGGCAGAGGACAAACGTCCACCAGTTGTAGACACTGAAGGCACACCAATAACTAACCTAGATACACCCGTCTATGAAGGATCCAAAGTTAAGATTGGCTTTATTCAAAAGCCTTATATACTTCGTGATGGTTTTACATACGGTACCTCACTAAAACTTAGTGGAGTGCAAGTGGTATCCGTCCAAACTGGAGCTGGTGTAGATACTGGTGACTTGGACGAGGATGGCGTAGCCGAATTGTTTGGTACAACTGCTGGCTTTAAAGCTGATGACCCAAACGTACAACCTGACTTAGCACCTAGCTCAGTCGAGGTAGACGACGACTTCTAATGTTTAAATCAGGATTAGAGGAGAAAGTCTCTGATCTCTTATGCGAACTGGGTGTTGATTATGAATATGAAAGTACAAGCTTTCCTTATACAATTCAGCACCTTTATACGCCAGATTTTATTTTATCTAACGGCGTAATTCTAGAAGTAAAAGGATATTGGGACCCCACCAGTAGGCGTAAGACACGTCAGGTGGTTAAAGAACATCCGGAAATAGATTTACGCATGGTCTTTCAAGACCCTTATAAAAAAATATCTAAGAAATCAAAGACGACGTATGCACAATGGTGCAAGCGTTATGGAATTAAATGGTGTGCATATCACGCCATACCAGTTGATTGGCTTACATGAACTATCAAATAATATCAGCTTTTGCAACACCTATTGGTGTAGCAAAATTATCCCAAGAGTTGTGCGAACCTTTAAAACAATTTAAAGGTATGGAACAGATCATAAATGAAAGAGAAAAAGAAGAAAGAGATTATTATGTTTTAGATAAACTTCCTGATTTAAAAAAACAATTAATTAAAGTATTTTCTGATTATATAAATCTAAAAATACTACATACTCCTAATCAGGAATATACGATGACTACTTCATGGATAACTGAAAATAGAAAAGGAGATCCAATGGAAAGGCATTGCCATGTAAATTCGTATTATTCTTCAGTCTTATATTATGACAAAGTTGTTAAAGAACATCCTCCATTAATATTAGAACCACCAAACCGAACAAGTGGATTTTTTGTTCTACCAAATGTAGAGAATGTTTATAGTCATGCAGATTTATCCTTTCCAATAGAAGAAGGATTAATTCTTTTTTTTCCAAGTAGCATATATCATTATCACGACCCATTTAAAAGTGAAGTTCCAAGAAAATCTTTGGCTTGTAATTATATTCCTATCAATCAATTTGGAAGAGGTGATTCGACTTTAGATACGAGAAAGATACATGGATAGCGAATTTTTAAGACACGAACCGTGTCCAACTTGTGGCTCGTCCGACGCTAATAGCGTGTACACGGACGGACACTCTTATTGTTTTAGTTGCCAAACCTATATACCGGGGGAGGGTGACTTACACACTCATCAAATGCAGACAAATGTTAACTTCAAAGGATCAGCCCAAAGGCTGCAAAAACGACGAATTAGCGAAGCCGTATGCCAATTTTTTAAAATCTACAGAGACGAGGCATACTTACGCTTCCCTTATTTTGATAGCTCAGGACGCCTTAAAGGATTCAAAGTAAAAACCAAAAACAAGGACTTCAAATATGAAGGCGAAACTACAGAAACTCTTTTTGGTCAGCATCTTTTCCCTAATAGCGGTAAACGCATTGTTATCACGGAAGGTGAATTAGATGCTGCATCGTGCTATCAAGCAATGGAAAACTGGCCGATGGTATCGCTCCCACATGGGGCAGGATCAGCCAAAAAAGACATTCAAAAACAAATACCTTTTTTACAAGGTTATCAGGAAATCATCCTCTTCTTTGATAAAGACGAAGCAGGATTGCGAGCGACGGAACAAGTGGCTACTCTCTTACCACAAGGGACAGTTAAGATTGCTCACTTGGCGGATCCTTACAAGGATGCCAGTGATGCTTTACAGAATGATGATCCGGACGCTATACGCCGTGCGATATGGGATGCAAAACCTTATCAACCTGATGGTATCGTGGATGGGAAATCGCTCCTTGAATTGGTAACTACACCAACTCCACCATGCAATCACACATATTTACTAGAAGGTTTACAAGAAAAAACCCACGGAATAAGATATGGCGAATTGACCACTATAACAGCAGGGACTGGGCAAGGTAAGAGTACCTTTTGTCGTCAGCTTGCTACAGATTTATTGGAATCTGGCGAACGAGTTGGTTATATAGCTTTAGAAGAATCCAATAGGCGAACAGCTCTTGGTCTTATGTCAGTTGGCGTAGGTCAAGCCTTACACCTAGGGGAGCACGAAAGAGACGTACTACAACTTGCATATGATACGACTATTAGCAATTGGAATCTTTATTTATACGATCACTTCGGTAGTCTATCGCCCGACATCATCTACAACAGAATTGAATACATGGCATTGGGATTGGATATCAGAATCATATTCCTCGACCACTTGTCTATATTACTGTCGGGATTAGACGGCGATGAAAGACGCATGATAGATACCACTATGACTAAGTTAAGGTCATTAGTTGAACGAACTGGTATCAGTTTATTTCTAGTATCACATTTAAGACGTACGCAAACAGATAAAGACCATACCGATGGAGCAAAAGTTTCACTCGGACAATTACGAGGCAGCCAAGCTATAAGCCAATTATCTGACACAGTTTTAGCTTTAGAGCGAGATCAACAAGCAGAGAATGATGTATCTACATTACGAGTTCTCAAGAATAGATATTCAGGCGAAACAGGTATAGCTGCACAACTTCAATACGATAAAACCACCTGTCGATTTAATGAAACTAAGGACCCAATTCTCAATACCCAAACAGACTTCTGATATTGAGTTACAGAGACCTAACCCACCTAGTAAGAAAGCAGTTAAAAAAGCAAAATTTAAAGATAAAACTTACACGGGGAAAAAGAATGCTCGTGTTTGACTGCGAAACTAATGGGTTACTACCTAATGTCTCACAAATACATTGCCTAGCCATCTATGACACGGACACTAAAGAAAGTCATGTGTTTAATGACATACCTAGTGATAAACATGGAATTATAGAAGGCATTAACTGGCTTGTAGAAGCTGACGTCATAGCCGGTCACAATATTATTAACTATGACTTAGCGGTGTTCAAAAAGATTTACCCTTGGTTTGAAACTAAGGCTGATCTCTACGACACTTTAATTTTATCTAGACTATATCATCCAAACATGATTGATATAGATAAGAAAAGACAATGGCCGAGAATGCCTTTACAACTATATGGACGTCACAGCTTAGAAGCTTATGGCTACAGATTAGGAGAATACAAAGGCGAATTTGGCAAAACTACTGACTGGTCAGAGTGGAGCCAAGAAATGCAGGATTACTGCGAACAAGACGTAAAAGTTACCACCAAATTATGCGAACACTTCCGCCACTACCTGACTCGTGTCGGCTAGAGCACCGAGTCGCAGAAATATTAACCGAACAAGAAATACATGGATGGTCATTTGATGAACAAAAGGCTCAGCAACTTGAGTCATCTCTCAGAGGAGAGATGGAAGCAACTGTTGCAATACTTCGGGGAGAATTCCCTCTCATTGGAGGAAAGATGTTCACTCCTAAACGAGATAACGCTACACAAGGATATAAACAGGGAGTAGAACTCCAAAGATTAGTTGAATTTAACCCAACATCACGAGACCATATTGCATGGATTTTACAGAATCGTTTGAACATTACATTGACCCAGACTACGAAGACTGGGAAACTAATTATCGACGAGATTACATTGAAGGAGATATCACATCCCTTCTGCAAGTTATGTGCGAAAGCTTTGGATCTGAAGAAGAAGCTAGGCATGATATCGCAAGGCGTGAACGCTTGGCTAAAGTTATGTACAACCCATAATCGGATACATCACCATTGTTCAGTTTCTACTAACACATTTAGATGTGCTCATCGGAAACCGAACTTAGCTCAAGTACCAGCCGAAAAACAATTTAGAGAACTATTTACTGCTAGTCCGGGAAACATAATGGTAGGTGCAGACCTATCTGGAATAGAGCTACGAATGTTAGCTCATTATTTAGGACGATATGACGGGGGTCGATACGCCGATATTTTACTTAACGATGATATTCATCAGGTAAACGCAGACAAAATAGGAATCACCAGACGCCAAGTCAAGACTGTAACTTATGCCTTCTTGTATG